GAAGAGGTGTCAAGATATTACAGAAAGCGGCTAACGACAAAAACAAGAAGTTCAATGAAAATGGTAAGCTAATCACTGTGGATGGCAGGATTGGACGAATGACAGCAGAGGCGTGTCAGAAGCTTGAAATTGATAGAGTGGTGGCTTACAATGTTTTGCACTATGCAAAAATTGTCCAAAAGAAACCTTCTCAGATGAAGTTCTGGTACGGATGGTTCAGAAGGGGAGTGTCAAAATTATAGGTTCGTAATGGGTAAGCGTGTAGACTTATTTGGACGTGATAAAGGACTTGGCGATACTGTTGCAAGGGCTATTAGAGCAGTATCAAGAAATAGAATTAAGGAATGCGGTGGATGCAAAGACAGGAGAGACAAATTAAACAAGATATTTCCATACAGGGACGTAGAAGCACGAAAGTAAATATAGCAAGTAAGTTAGAGGGCGTCGAAGGTGGGGTGGAGACTGGAACATGAATTGGGAAGTAGATGATAATAAGTTTGATGACTTCCCTCATTTTGAGTTAAGGATATAGCTAGGAGAATATATGATATGTCCGTACTGCAGATCAGAGAGTGTTTGGAAAGATGGCATCAAGAACAGGAAGCATGGTCGAAGAGTTCAGGCGATGGGATGCAATTCTTGTTCAAGATATTTTTCTTATTCGATACAGGAAGAAAATGTAAGACCAGGCTCAATAGAGCCAGGCAAGGTTCTATACTACAAATCAAAGAAGCCTTTTAGATTACATGGAGCAACTGATATACATCATGGAGCAAATGAACATCATACAAGAAAGTTTGATGATCTTATTGATGAAGTCGATTCTGATCCAAATGCAAGGTGGTTTCTAAATGGAGACAATATTGAACTTATACCACCACATTATAAGATTAGCCAGAGAGGTCAGGATATGGAGCCTGATAAACAGTATCTCAGTTTTATTAAAAGGATTGAAAAGATTGCTGATAAGTTGTTATTTATTCGTGGAGGAAACCATGATTATATACGTTCAGCTAATATTCTTGGATTTGACGTGTCGAAAGTTATGGCTGAAAGCTTGTCAGTTCCGTATTACAGACTTCCTGGATATACAAAGATAATTGTTAATAAGAAAGAATGGACACTTGTATCAGGGCATGGAAAGAGCGGAGCTAAGAATGGAGATTTGGAACTTGATAAGATGGCAGCAGTCTATTCTGAAGGTGATGTATTCTTTCTTGGACATAATCACCAGCTTTATGCAAAGCCTATTGATTCAATCAAGGTTAAAGAGAAGGAAGAAACTTTACATAGAAGATGGTATTGCAGGGGAGGAAGCTTCTTGAGATATGCAGACTATGCAAGGTATTCATTCTTTCCTATGATCAGGACTGGATGGGTGACAATGGAATTTAAAGAGAAGGAGATTAATTCATGGACAAACTAATATATATTAACTATAAATGGGTAGTAAATACCAGTATATAAGGGTAAGATACATATATGCCTAAGCAGATTCTAAATATTGATCAGTTTCATGGGGGATTAAACTCTAATTCTGACCCAAGGGATATTGCTGATAATGAACTATCTGCTGCTACTGATATAATGATAGATGAATTAGGTAAGATTAGAACTTTAGGAGGAATTAGTGCACATGACTCTAAAGCTAATGTAGCTGCTATAAGTGCTGGTTATGGTTTATTTCAATTTAGCCATGACAGAACAGGTGGAGCTGGGGATGGAGTTGCAACGATTGATACTTTATCTATGATTTATAGTGATCATACTCCAGGAGAGTATCTTAATGTAGCTCTTACAGGTGGGACTGGAAACGGAGTACAGGCAACAGTTGTAGTTGCTGGGAATGGTAGAATTTTAGTTATGCCCACAATAACAAATGCTGGTGTTGGTGGATATGTAGTTAACGATACATTAACTATACCATCTTCTGTTGTAGGTGGAGGGGGTAATGAAACAGTTGATGTTGCGACCCTTGAATTTGGATTAGAGACTGGTGATGATTATTTGGCAATGGCTGATACTGATGATGCTGCTAATATAGATATTTATAGTAGTGCTCTTGATGCATGGGGGGCAGGTATAATTGGTTTAGGTTCTACAACAGGAATGAAACCTACTTTTTATGCTGCAGATGGATCTTTAAGGGTGAGTGATGGTAATTTTGGTACTGCCAATGAAACTATGTGGTATGGCTATATATATAGACGTTTCTTTGGGGATGGTACTGATGGCTATGATGATGGTACTGTGTATGACAATGGTCTTTTAGTAGATAAATGGCATACAGATGAAGCTGCCCCAAAGGCTTTGGCTATAAAATCATTCTTTGGAGTATCAGCAGGAGCTGTTCCAGATAGTAGTAGTCCTTTCTCTGTTGATTTGGATAGTCAGGCGAGGAATTACCAAGTATATCCTTCTACTATAGTAAGCGAAACCGATGCGATGACGGTTACTGTAGATTTTTCAGCTTCATCTCCAAATGTTACAGCAGTTACTCAAACTACCCCAGGATATGATAATTTCTGTAGTGTTGGTGATAAAATTTTAGTTACAGGAGCTGGTGAGGGTGACAATAATACAATTTTTACAGTCGAAAGTATAGATGTTTCTGGCGACCCACATACAATGGATTTTGAGGAAGCTGTTACAGCAGATACTGGTGATGTTGTTAGAATGTATAATTTATCAAGAAGCGCCTGGTTTGATCCAGATAATACAGGTTGGCAATGTGCAGTATCTACTCTTTATGATGATAATAAACAAGAATCTGCATTAAATGTTTCAGGTACAACATTACAGCCAGCAGATATAGTGTCCACCACTAGTGGATATCATAAAATTAGGTTTGATTTTCATATATGGGCGGGAACTACTAATAATGCTGCAGAAGGACTTCCTTATGATCATCCAAGGGTGTCTGGGTTTAGGCTCTATATGAGAAGAGAGAATACAGCTACATGGTATTTACAGGCTGAGATAGATATGACTAAAGGATCTAAATGGTTTGGAAGGGGTGACTATAGTGTCTTTGATTCTTCTGATGAAATGGCTGATTGTGCTCATGCTGATGGAGAATATTTATCTGAACCAAGGCAAATAGAAACATATGAAAGTATGACTGGAATTAGTTCAGATTATGCTAGTATAGGATTTGATGGTGTAGCAACTGGATTTAAAACTGCAGTAGTTGCTAATAGGATGGCATATGTAGGCCATGTAAAAATTAAGGATAAGAATGGTGAAAAAGTTGTTCATGGAGATACAGTATTAAAATCACGTGCTAATAAATTTGACTCTTTTACATTAGATAGAATAATTGAAGCTTCTGTTAATGATGGAGATAGTATAGTAAAACTTGAAGAGTATGCAGATAGACTTTTAATATTTAAAAAGAATAAAATGGAACTTGTAAATATTTCACAAGAAATAGAGTTCTTAGAAGATACATTTATGCATAAAGGAGTATCACATCCAGTTGCCACCTGCAAGACAGATTTTGGTATAGCATGGGTTAATAAACTTGGATGTTACTTGTATGATGGTCAGAAAGTAAGTAACTTACTTGAGAAGAAGGGTAGGCAGATAATAAAAGAAAGTGATTGGAGTAGTTTTACTACTGATAATTCTACTATAGGCTATATTCCATTAAAGAGGCAGTTAGTAGTACTGAAGGATTGCACGGCAACAAGTGCTGGTGATATTTATCTTCATGATATGGTAACGCAAAGTTGGATAAGGGGTGACTCAGCACTTACAGATAGTCAGATTCAGACAAATTTTATTACAGATTGGGATAATGATTTAGTGCATGCACATACTAGTGATACTGGTACTGTAGTGAAGTGGGATGATACAAGTGATACTAGTGATAACTTATCAGTAATTACTAAAGATATTGATTTTGGGCAACCTGGAGTAAGAAAGAAAATTTACAAAGTATATATTACTTACAAAGGAACTAGTGACACAAATGTAGATGTCTTTTTTGATGTTGATGGGGGGACTGCACTTAATAAAACATTTCAGAATGGTACTAACTTTTCATCTAATCAATTAGCAGCATCAGCTACATGGGCGATTGCAGAACTGAAACCAACCACTTCTTCAGAAGCAAATAATAAAAAATCTTTTAGGTTGAAGTTTGTATCAAATGGTGCATCTGCAAGTGATTTTGAGATAAACGATATGTCAATAGTTTACAGATTAAAGGGAATTAAGTAATGTTAATATCAAAAGCAGAAAGACTTGCAAGGAGACTTGGTCACTCGAAACAGGAGAGATTACAAGTTGGGGAAGGAGTTCCCAATGCTAATCAAATGAAAGAAGGTGTCTCAGTTCTAAGGCAAACATCTGATGGTCTTATTGAATATGTTAAATATAATGGCGTTATATTTAAAGGAACTGTAAAAACAAGAGCATAATAGGAGTATATTATGGGATATGCACAAGCATTACTTGCAAAAGATGTTCATGAGGAGAAGGGAGAACTTGAAGCACAAGCAAGGAAAAAGGATTTATGGAGTGGATTAGGACGCACTATAGGCACTCTTGCTGCTTTGGGTATTACTGGAGGCACGGCAGCTCCGTGGGTAGCAGGAGCATGGTCTGGAGTCTTGACTGCTGCAGGAGGTGCTGCTGGATCAGCGTGGGCTGGTGATATTGAAAAGGGTGACTTTTTCCAAAGTGAAAGGAAGAAGCTTAGGAAACGGCTTGATCCTTGGGGCGAAGAAAATATTGTTGGAGGAGTCTCGGCTGGAGTAACAGCTGGCATTGGTCAAAAGATCAAAATGGCAAAAGATGTTTCAACGGCCCAGAGTCTTCTTGGTGAAGGTGCAACAGCAGCAGATCTTGCTAAAGCTAAAGAAGGGGTAGAGAGTGGGTATAAAGGTCTTGATTTTGCTGGTAGTACGTTAGGAAAGACAAAAGTTGGACAATGGCTAGTTGGTGGAGGACGCCCACCGACGTTGAACAATGTAGGTGATGGGATAGAGCCTGGGGCATTCAGGGATGCTGGAAAAGATAAGTCTTTAGTCACTAAAAGAGAACTCCCCGAGCTTGAGCCAGATGCTCGCGGAGCGTTCGACCTGCAGACTATGGAAGATCAGGAGAAGGCTTGGCTGGAAGAATTGGAAAGGCAAAAGAAAGAATTGGAAAGGCAAGAGAAAGTGTATTGGAGTGGAGAATTTGAGGAATAATAAAAATGCATATAAACACTAAAGTAGTATTTGAATGGGATCAGGATAAGCAAGAATATTTAGAAGTATATTCTGAAGGATATGAGTATGTAGGTGAAGTAGTTTTGGCACATGAGCATCAGCGAAATCATTATCACGATCCACCCAGCAACTTAACTTCACAGCACGCTGTTTATACGCAGACTTGGGAAGAAGCACTGGCAGACCCTGAACCAGAAGTACCAACAGGATACCAAGATTATCAGTCATTGTGGGATCTATCTCAAAGAGGAGGGTTGGCAGATTATCTAGATGATGAATTTAAGATAGGTGAGAAGTACATGAAGTATATTACACCTTTTTCCGAAGAACCTTTTGAATTTTTAGAGGCTGGCTTAGGATTAGAACAAGAAGGATTAAGTACAGCAATGAAAGGAGCAAGATCTGCTACGACTAGAGGTCTTGGAGAAGCTCGTGGTGCAGTAGATACTGCATATGCACGGTCAAATATGGCTAATGTGGGTGGAATAACTCAAGGATTTGAGCAGCAGAAAGAAAAATTGATGGAAACATTTGAACAATCACAAGCAGCATATGGCCTTGGTATGAAACAAGCACAACTAGGTTATGAAACTGATGTGTATGGTGAGCAGAAAGCACAAGAAGAAAGATTCTATGATGATATAACGGGAATCATACAAATGAAAGGATCAAAGGGTTAATAATGGCATTAAACATTACATATGAAAGAAGTCCCTTAGCTGATCTTATGGCAGATCTTCCTAAGCTATTACTTCAATATCAGATGTCAATGACTGGGATGGAACGTGAGGTTGCAGAAGCAGCTAGGGATCGTGCTTTTCGTAGAGACATGATGGAAAATGAAGCACAGCTTAATCTTCTATCTAGTGATTATCAATTTCAAAGACAAAGACTTGCTACTCTAGAAGATGAATTGGCAGTAGAGGGATATCAGTTACCTAAAACTAGTAAAACAACTGGCTTTGGAGATATAAAAGATAGAACTAAGGAAGGATATGAGTTGGCACTTCAGGATACTTTGACTAGTATAGGTCAGGTTAATAAGGAAAGAGCATTAATAAAGGCAGGACAAAGATTTATCAGATCTCAAGAAGATTTATATGGTGGTTTAGTTACTGCTGGAAAGGATGAAGCTTGGAAAGATTTTATGCTGGAGGGGGGTCTTACATATGATCCAGACAAAGCAGAGGGGGAACAGTTTACAGGTACTGAAGAGATGGCTGGTTGGCTAAATGAGCTTTCTGATGAAGATTTAGATAGACTAAAGAGTGAGAATTTCAGAAGAGCAGTGCTTGAAGGAAGAAGGAGTATGGAGGAAGCACAGGAAGCTGCAGTTGCTGGACAGCAATTTGAGGTAAACAGAACTGCGATAGCTTTTTCAAAATTGCAAATTGAAAAGGCTACGAATGAAATCAGAGAAGGTAATTATGATGCAGGCATGAAAAGATTTACTGATGCAGAAAAGGATCTCAAAGATAGGATATTTGCATTAGGTAAGAACGTACTGTCCGATCTCAATCTTGAGGGTTATGGAATTAATTATCTTACTATGCTTGAAGATCCAGACAAATATGTAGAAGTTATGGAAGACTTTATTGAAAATAATCCAGAAATAGCACAAGATATGAGATCTATTATTGATAACTTTTCTCTTTCAGTACGGTTAGAGACTGATTGGTCTGAACCAGTATTAAGAGCACAGGCAAATGCATATTCAGATTTTATTGAGGCAAGAAAGATAGAAGAGGTATTAGGAGAAGGTGATCGTAGTAAGGGAATTAAAGCAATAAGGAGATTACCTGCGTCTGATCCGACAAAATCAAGGTATACCTATCTTGAAACCAGAATTAACCAATTCAAAAAAGCTGGATTGTATGGCAGTGGCAGAAATGTTAAAGAGATGGAAGCAAATCTAGTTAATGCATATCAGCTCATAGGGGCAAAAGATGAATTACATGGAGATAGACTAGCAGCTGACATTGAATATTTAGGAACGATAGCAAAAGAAGGATATCCAGTAGAGCTTTCTGATTTTGCTCCAGTGTCTTATGAAGACATGACTCCTGAAGAACGAGAAGAATTACTAGTATCTCTTGCACTAGTTGCATCTTATCCAGATGCTGAAGTAGATACAGAAATTGAGAAAATAGAAGCAGAGATACAAGCTCTTAGAGATGCTGGTATTACTCATCAGAAGTATTATACACCATTAAAGCAAGCTATTGAGAAGTTAAAAAAAGAGCGTAGAGAGACTCAAATGCAACAGATAGAGCAAGAACAACTTGAAGCTGATAGGGAACTTTCGGCTAGCACTGGAATATCTGTTGAGGAAATACAGGCGGAGCGGGCAAGGAGTAGAGAAGCTCTTGAAGCTGCCAGAAGATATTCTGGACAGAGATATTAAAAGATTGCACTAATGCCTAATTTATTTGATAGACAGAAGTTCAAGTCTAATTTAATGTCTCAAGGCATTAAATGGACAGATGATGAAATAGATGCTTATCTTGAAAAAGTATCTGTATCAGCCAAGCCAAAGTCATATTTACCTTATAAACAATACGAAGCTGATGTATTAGCAACACAGGAAGAGAGGGGAGTTTCCTTAGTTGATCCTTATAGACCAGTTCCGAAAGTAGAAGAAAATGCTGCAATAGACTTTCTTGGTAATATGCTGTGGGAAGCTATTGATGTAGGCACATTTGGTATTGCTGGAGCTTTAGATTATGAAGATTGGTTAGAAAATATAATTACTACAGGTGGTCCAGGTACATTTGCTGGCAGGGTAGGTGCAGGTATTGGTGGTCTAGCTGGATTCATGGTTCCATTTGGGGCAGTAAAGAGGGTAGCTGGTGCTGCAGTCAAGGGAGTTAGTCAGTATGGAACTAAAGCAGCAGGAAAGAAGATTACTAAGCAGGCTTCTGAGATAATATCAAATAGATCTAAGTTTCAAAAGCTTGATGAGCTTCAAAAGGCTAAGGTATTTGAACCATTCACAAAAACATTATCTAAGTATGGACATCAGCTTGAGAATAAGGTCATACGTGAGAAATTTGTAGAGAAGACTAGTGCTAATGTAAGACATGTTCTTGTTGAACAGCTGAAAATAAATAATATAAAGCTTGCTCCAAAGGTAATTACGAAGTTAGAAACTATGATTAAAGGAAATATGGGATTACTTAAAGGATCTCCTATGCCTGTGTGGAATCTTCAGCAAAGGATTGCTATTGGACTTGGTGGTGGTCGTAGTGCAGGGAAATTGGCAACTTTAGCTTCTCATGTTATAGAGGAAGCAGTAATATTTGCTGCAGTAGAGACTCCTATGGAAATTATGAATTCTATAGACGAGCATAGAGATGCTAATATTCCTGGTACAATAGGTCATGCAATGGCACTTGGCTCCGCATTAGGATTTATCAGGTTTATTCCAGGTGGTAAGGATATGCCTATAATGAGAGGTGCATGGAGGCGTATAAGTCAGATGATGAATGGAAGACGAAGTTATACATCATTTGATTATTCTAATCCAAAAGCAAGAGAACAGTTAGGGAAGGCATTAAGAGCTACCTGGAATCAGGGTGGGAAAGACTTGTTTAGAAAATCATTAAAAGATGCTGATTGGAAAAAGCTTCGTACAGATTCCATAACTAATCCTAAACAGATTACAGAGTTGGTTGCGACTGAGGAGGGTGCACGTACATTATCTAAAGTAATGGGACAGGTTGAGCAAAACTTTAACAAGAGGTGGTGGCCAGCTTTCATGAAGGAATCAGCTACTGATTTGGTTGGTTCAAGCTGGAGAATGGCAGCTGGAGCAACAGCATTTAACTATGAAATTATCTTTGATGAGAACATACCATTAGAGGATAAGGTGTTTAACGTCCTTGTTGGTGCCTATATGACCAAAAGAGGGCGTGTCCTAGAGTATACCAACTCAGCAGGTAAAAAAACCGTCTGGAAGCCTTCTAAGCGTCCCTGGGTATATAGTGAGGAATTTGCAAATGTAGACAAATTTCTTAATGTACTTGGTATGCCAGCTGAAGATTTATTATTGAATTCTTTTATTAAGGAAGCTGAGTTTACACAAAAATATTTTAAGCCTGAAGATACTGATGATGTAAAGGAAATATTGGGTGTTCTTCAGAAAGCGGGAGTTATAGTTGATACTGCAGAAGGAAAAGTAAGACCTTCAAAGCCTGCTGATCGTAATATACATCCAGTATATAGTCATTTAAAAGCTTTATCTTCTTTTTATTTTCATGCTAATACAGATAAAAGGATGCTTGATGTTAGTGAGCTAACTGAGAAACAAGTTACTACAATAGAAAACAGATTAAAAGCCATAGATCTTTCAAGTACACGTAAGGATGGTGGAATATATAATATTACTGATATGGATGATGTCATGCTTGCTGCTACTGACAATAGAACTGTTCAGTTGATTGACTTATACAAAAATGTTGTTGTTCGTTTGTATGATCATCTTGGAATTGGGGATGAAGGTAGGCTGGATCCTGATAATATTATTGCTAGATTGTTAAGACCAAGTGATATACAGAAGGGTAGTGAAGAATTTCAGCAAGGTGTTCAAAGGTTGACTGCTGTTAGAGATATTCTTGCCAGGTTTGGTCATATAAAGGTTAGCAAGGATACTTCTAATCCAATGAAGATGAATGCCGAAGAAGGAAGCCAAGCTAAATTCTTGGAGATATTGCAAACATTTGACAATCAGCTTCATGATCTTGTATTTAAAGGTGAATCAGTATGGGAGGAGTTTGCTCCTCTTATTGGAGATCCTCACATAAATAAAGTTTTGGAGCATAATTCATTCTTTAAGGGTGTTAGAAATTCATTTGATAAGCTAAATGATTTAGAGAATAAAAATAGTACCTGGAAATTGGATAAAGTTACTGGTAAGGATGATTCAATCAGGGTATTAGAATTGATAAATAAGGTATTTACTGGAGAGTATAATTTAAAAGATAGTATTACTGTAAAAGATCTTACTACAAAAGATGCACAGACATTACAGGAGTTTGTTGATAATCTTTTGACAGGACTTTCATATTCATCAGAGTTTAAGAATCCAACGGGATTTACTGTAACAAAAGAAAAAGGTGATATTGCTAACTCTGATGCAAGAGAGTTGAGGAATATATTTATTAATAATGGTTTAGGTGGATTTGCATTTACTGGTCATGATGGAGAAGTGTTTATGCAAGAATTTACCAGGCATGCACTAGATAGAAGACTTAGATCAGCTACAAGAAGAGATGGAACTCCGATAACAGGTGCAGATAGATCAAAGATAGATGATTTAATGAGAGCTGGTATTATAAGTCCTCAGCTTGAGATGATAAATATTCAACGTCAGATAGAGATTCTTACTGTTATGTCTGAAACTCCAGAGTTGCTTAGAGCCATGGATGAAGGAAAAGGACCGTTTCCATTAAATGATAAATTTATTGAAGCTAATTTTAAGACGACTGAAAAGGATTTAGTTCAAGGAATTAAAGAAGGTTGGGCTAATGTAATTGAGCAAGCACGATTGATGGGTGTTACACCTTCTCAAGTATTTCGGAACCATTTTTCTAAATATAAAGAACATATAGAGCCATTTATTAATGATGGAAAGGGCAATGGAGTTATAGGATTAAGTAGTGTGGTTGCAGAGACTGACCAGTTAACAATGAAAGAACTTGCAATTAGACTTGATCATATAGATAGACTTTCCATGCATAAGACACACAATGATTTGATGGAAACTATAAATGAGATGACACATGGTGGCCAGACAAAGGAGATTTCTGATTTTCTTAAGTTTATTCAGGATAAGTTTTGGAATAGGAAATCTGATACAGCAGAATTGGTAGCAATAATGTCAAGATATAATGGTAAGGATGAAGACGGAAATCTTATTACTATATATGATCAGGAAAACAGGACATTTAATTTTAGTTACGATGGTGCTATGGCGCAAACTCAAAGGATAATGCGTGAGTCTGAAATGATTATTCCAACTGCTTTAAGAAGTAAGTTTATTGATCAGAGAATGCGTGAGCTTGTGGGGGAAAAGCTTTTTGAATCAGACAGTCATCTTAATGTTACTCCTCAATCATTTATTGAGAAGTATGGTATACTTCAAGGAAAGGATAAAGATAATATAGTTCGGTTAATTACTGGTGCTAAGAATCCAGTTGATGTGTTGTCTAGAATGATTACAATCAGGCGTAAGGAAGATCCTAATACAAATATACTTTTTGATCAGTTTACCAGTAATGAAAAGATTGAATTTATGGATGATGTTTTTATGCTTCTTGGTAGTGCAATGGAACAGAGGAAAGTAAATAGATATTCAGTAGGTGAACAAGCTGGTGTGTGGATAGATAAGGATAATACGGTATATGATAATCATTTATTCAGATATCTTGATGGTCTTATTGGAATTTCAAATTATGCAATGATAGATAGAAAAGTAGAGACAAATGTTGGAAAACAAGATAGTAGGCTTTATAAAGATGCGTTTAGGGTATTAATTGACAGGTTATATGTTGGTGGTCAGGCATTAGATTCAAAACTAGGCTTGGATAGAACAGGTACTACATTTGAAACTGAAACGATAGAAAGCCAGATTTTTATTAATGTTGGAGACTTTAGCTGGGGATTATCAATACCAGAAAGCAAGCTTAATGACGTAATCATTGGATTTAGTGATTTTATTAAGACAAAGAAAGAACAGTATCCTAAACAGTATAGAAGCGTCTTTAAACGGTTAAGTGATATTCTTAATATTAAAAGTGAGAAGATTGTTGTAGAGGATTCTAAAGGTAATGATATTGAAGTGTTGACATTTGCAAAGTCAGATGCTAAAGCTGATGGTGAAGCAATAGAAACCATGATTAACACTATGTGGATGGATGAGATGGCTGGCAAGATATGGTGGGATCACTTGAATGACACTGTTGGTGGCAAGAATCCAGGAGCAGTAGGAAAGTTTACAAAAAGATTTAGGTTAATGGCCAATATAAGTGGCAAGGAACTATCTGATGAGTATGTAGATAAGGTTTGGACTGCACATGATCAGGCACGTGTTATAGATGATACTGTTCTTGGTGCTCTTAAAGTTTTAAGGAGTAACAAAGGTTTGAATGTAGTTATTCCAATGGATGAGCAAGCAACATCAGATATGTTCTCTACTCTCAAGCATCTTAAGGATCAGCTTAATGAAGAGTTAGGTAATAATAGTAACTTAGCAGGTAATCAGGATGAAGTAACTTCAGACAATCTATTTAGACCGAAGACATCTGCTACTGGGGTATTACAAACCAGGGAGGATGCTTCGTCTGTTGATTCAGTAATGCTGATGCCAGTAAAATATTTTAAGGCTCTTCAGGTATTGGCTGCTGCAACAAATAGAGGGGGAATAGGAGGTATAAAGCCTATTATAAGTAAAGTTGGAGAAGGTGTACTGCTTGGAAAGACAGCTATACTTCCTACTAAAAAATTTGATGGTTTCTTTAATGCTAATGAAAAAGTTCATGCTATTATGATGGATTCAGCAAATAAGATTGCTGGAGCTGGAGTTAAGAAGCTGGATATTTCTGGTATTAGTATTGACCAGCTAAGAACAGAAGCTATTAACCAGGATAATTATATTAATCATTTGGATTGGAAATCTATTAATCTTACAAGTGTAGTAGCTGCTGAGCATGATGCAACTATATCCTATCAAGCTGCAAATCAGATGAATTTAAGTTTATCTAATTCAATGTATAAATGGTTAATAGAACCTAGTTTAAAAAAGTTTGAAAAGATATCTTCTGAACTTGTGGATGAGCATAATACTGTAGTTGGAACTGCATATGCTAAGGTTTTGGATGATCCTGGTACAAATAGTGCTGAAAGTATGTCCTCATATAGTTATTGGATACAGGCTAATGGTCCAATACAGTTTAGTGGGGTGCGTCAAACTTTTAAAAATCAAGTTAAGAAGAGGACTATAGATAATGGGTTGTTAACTCTCCATAATAAGAATGGAACTCAATCTGTTATGAATGCATTTATTGGTGGCCTTGGAAGTAGGATGAGGAATACCACTTTTTATACAGATTCTAGTGGTAAAAGATTTGTTTATACAATTGGTCAGGCAAATATAGCTGGAGTGAATAGAAATAAACCTGTGCCTCTTGAGAGGTTAAATATCATTATAAACAAGAAGAAGTTTGCAGATGATATTATCACATATGATCAGTTAAAAAATAATGCACAGTTTAAAGCAGCAGTAGATGATGTGATTGGAACAACTACATTGCCAGATAATACTAAGCTTTGGAAGGTTGTTCAAATTCTTAGAAAGTATTCGGAATTGGTTGGACAACAGCATGAAGTGGCTATAGTAATGCATAGAGCTCCAAGGACAAGACCTAATGATATGATTATTGTTGGATTAAAGGGATTTCTTGCGAATGAACTCGGTAACCAGACAGAGTTAAATCCTTTTGATGCATATGCAAGAGCTGAAGCAGATTACGACATAGATAAGATTAATTATTGGTGGGATACTCCAAACGATGTATTGCGTGGATGGGCAGCTGATGCTGGTAAAGTAGGAATTGTTTCTCCTGAGCCAATTGCTACTATGACATCTTTAAAAGCTAAGTACGATCATTTGAATGCCAGCTCGATGAGACAGCTTAATAATGATAAGGCAAATGCACAAAAGCTGCGTGGTACTGTTGTAAAGGCACAGCGTATGGTTCAATATTTGAAAGAGTACTCATCTGAGAAAGAACAGAAAGGTTTTGTTCTGAATTTATTTGGTTCATATAAGGAAAAGACAGTAGATCTTTCGGAGAGAATAGCGTTTAATATTGAGAAAGTTGATGAAAGTTTAGAGTTATTAGCTCAAGATAGTCAAAGAATAATTGATTCCGAGACAGGTTATAATACTGATCTCTATAATGCAGGATGGTTTGATAAGTTTTTGTTTGGAGATGTTAGGTATCCAGGATTATTGAAGCGTCAGCATCGTGATGGTAAAATATGGGTTGATACTTTAGTTTCTGAGGATAGAGGGACAGTTCTTGCGGTTGAGAGAGATATTATACTTGAAGTTCTACGTCCTTACAGAGGTTTATTACAGTTGGGAACTAATTTATTTGAGGGTGGTGAAGCAAGGTCTCCAAGATATGATGATCTTATAACTCATACCAGAGATTATGATTCATTCATGAAAAATTTGAATACAAGAATATATTATAGATTACGAAGAAGGTATGCGGGGAAAGATGATAATTTAATTGCACTTGACCGTATATTTGGATATGATAATATAAAAAAGGATATAACTGCAAGACCATTAGTTGATTTCGGAAAGCATGCATCTACTGAGCCGTCTGATAAGGTTAAGCATGCGAATCAGAAGCTCCCATTTGAGAGAATGCTGGCTGCTATAGCATTCAAGGACAGACTAGCTGTTGACTCTCCAAAACAGATGTTTGGAGCAGATTATACTTTGTATGAAACTACAATGAGAGATTTGATGAGAGTTGGAGAAGATCCAGCATCTATTCAAGAAGTATATAAAAAAGCTATAAAGAATATGAAGGGTGATGTAAAAAGACTTGGCTTTTTAAGGTATCTTGGATGGAAAATGAATAAAAGTAGAACTGCTCATCGTAGAGCAATAAGAGATGGCTATACTAGTTTTGCTCAGTCTATATCTGATAATCTTATTGAGCAACAGACTCTTTATAAAGAAATAGAATCACAAATAACTAGTGATCCAAAGACAATTGATTATGTGAGAAATGTAGCTGTAAGAAGAATAAGAAGCAGCATACTTGCAAATCCAAGAAGGAATAAATATAAGACTTTTCCAACTGGATCTAATCCGAGACAGGAAGCTATTACCTGGTTGAATCAAAATACAAAATGGCTGAAAAGTAAGGCAGCTGAGCAACCAATAGAATTTAAAAGAATAGATTCTCCTGAATATATGGACTTGATGATATTCAATGAGATTTTTGGAAAGTTTAGGAGTTTATTTGTTGATCCAGATCTTAAGACTGGTGCAAGAACTATAGAATTTGAAGAAAATGTTTCAGAGTTTAAAAGAAAATATAAGGGAAGATGGAGAGAGTTTTTTGATGATAAGAAACGTAAAAATAAGTGGGCTCCATGGCTTAATGAAAGTAGAATAATGAATATGGGCATAGCTGACTTTAATGCTGTTTATCAACATTGGGAAGGCATACAACCTGGGCTTGGCAGGTTATTTTTGTGGAAAGTCATGGCTCCAGAACCAGCAGTAGGAACATTCACATATTTTAATGGCGATATATATGAAGGATTTGATAATTCAAGTATGAGTTTTGTCAAGTTTGGATTAAGGTATATAGCTAACTCAGAAAATATAAGTCAGTTTGAGAAGACTATGTTCTTTGATATGATGGCAGGTCAGTATACAGATTGGTATCATGCTCTGCATTCAATAAGATTAAGTGGTAAGGAAGGGATAAATCAGAGATCAATGCTTGGGAGCACAAAACAAGAGCTTTATGATTCGTCCAATCCATTGGTTGATTTTTCAACTGAGCTAAAGACATCTAGTATGCAAGCTGAATGGAATCCAGTTATGCAGTCTGCATTTGGATATGATAACAGTTATTCATATGGATATTTAAGAGATGTATCTGGTGTTCCAATGGAAAAAGCAACTGCAACATATAGTATATTTCCAAGAGGATATATTCCCATAAATTATAGAGGTGGCAAGCATCCAAGTATAACTGGGTGGGCTGATTTCAATAAAGCAAGGAGAGGAGATGCATATTTGATGTTAGGGGAGGCATTGGGTAAGGGTATAATAACACATAGAGAATTTCCTGCAATAAAACATACTTATACTGAAATAGAAGGTAAACCAGAAACAAAAGTAGATATGCATCAAAAGATAGATGAGAAGGCAAGATCTGAAGATAATAGCCATGGACCTGAATGTTAGTAAATGAAAGTTAACGAAAAAGTTTATGTGTATATATCAAATTTTCAAACTTGTTTTAAAAAGTCCCCCTACCCTACAAACATAATTTTGGAAACTTACAATGGCAAAATGTAGATCAACAATAGACCTAAAAGCTAGAGCTAAAAGGTTAAAAGAAGTTTACGATAAATGGGATAATAATAAAAATATCCAGATCCTTACTGAACATGATCCAAAGTATTTTAAGTCTTTTTATGAAACTACAGTTCGTAGAGATTTTGATTATGGATCTATGCCTACCATGGCTGAAATTAGAAAGTTAGAAATAAAGATGAAAAGGATGGAAAAAGGAATAGCAAAAAAGCCTGGAAAACTGATGGAATGGATATCTCTTCCCGAAAATATTCTTTCAAAAAACCCTATTACTAAAAGATATTTTGATGGTCTTGTAATGGCTGGAAACTTTCATCGTGGACACCTTGAGATGGTAACTTCTGATCTTGATGGAATGGTTAGGCTTATTAGGCAAGCATCAAGAGAGAATGGTGTTATGTCTAATCTAAAGATTAACAGACCAAGTGCACAAAAGCAGGTTAGTAAACTGGAATCTGAGTATACAAAGATGAGAAAGGAAGATCCTGATGCTGCTGAAATATTTTATCGTAAGAAGCTTGAGACAATGGATAAAACCAATGAACTTAAGGTTGTTCAAGCTGTATATGATTTAATTACAGATCCAAAAAAGATATATACAGACAAGGGAAGATTAGATGCACAAAGAAAGTATGGTACAGCTATTGTAGAAATAGCGTCTATGTGGACAGGAACTGGTGATAAGGGTCAATACAATCTTAAGAACAATAAAACAGGTGGTATGCGTGACAAGCTTTATGAGATTCTTGAAGAAGGTTTGGGTGATTATGTAAATGTTCTAAAAAGACAGGGTATTGCAACTCAGACTATGGCACAAACTGAAAGAAGGATAGAATCCATAATGGAGCAGTTTAGGAAACAAAAGAATTACTATCCAACACAGATACTTGATTTGTTTCCAACTTTGGCAAAAATATCTGAGAGTATATATAAAAGTGAAGATTCAAATGCTCTTGGAAAAGAACTGCCGCATATAAATGATATGCTTGGAGACATAGTACAAGGTTTAAAGCTTACTCCTAATGCATATCTTGCACGTGGAGATGTGAAAAGAAGATCAAAAGATGTAATTAGTGTTATTGATACATATGCTAAGAATGTAGTCAGGTTTAATTTTACAGCAAGAACTACTAGGCTTTTAACTGATGCTATGAGGGATCTATGGAAGTTAAAAGGAACAGACTTAGGAGATGCTGCTGAATTTCTTTCAAAATATATTAGGGAAACACATTCAACTGCAATAGGAGAAAGATACAAGAATTCAAAGTATGCTCATATAGCTAAAATTATTACCAGCTGGCAATTTATGAATAAGATAGGATACAATCCTGGTACTGTTGTTCAGAATGCTACACAGAGTCTTCAGAACTTTGTTTATTTTGGTGGAAAAACCTGGTATGATTCAATGCAGTTCATTAAATCACATAAACTTGAGAATATTGTTAAAGAACAAATGGAAAAACATGGTGTCTTTTTTGTTAATCTTGAAGAACTTGCACAAACAGGAGATATGCTTGAGAAGACACAGCTTATTGATGGTGAGATAGTTTCTAAAGAACCAGGTGCTATTGAGTATCTTGAAAATGCAATAGTAAAGATAGCTAAGATTACAGGAAAACCAATGCAATGGGTAGAAAATAAAGTAAACCGTTCTACTACCTTTAAGCTTGCATTCTCTAAAATGTATCAAGATTTGACCAATAACAAAGATTTAGTTAAAAAGTATATAGATAGACCATCTGATAAAGATGTTAGTGAAAGAATTGAACAGGAAATTATTAAAAGATCTTCAAGGCATGCAGCTAATATGGTTAAGGAACTGCATTATGAATATTCTCCTTGGGGAAAACCAAAGTTAATACAAACTACTGCAGGAGCTATAGCAGGACAGTTTTCTACATATTGGATAAACTTTTTTGAATATCAAAGAAAGATACTGGCTGGTGCAAAAGATTCAGCTTTGGCAGGTGATTGGAATAGTCCTGAAATAGGTAGAGTAGCCAGGCTTGGGATGCTGTATATGTTTACTGAAGCTTTACTTACTCCGCTTACTAATGCTAAATGGGGTAATATAATAGAAAATGATACTAAGGAGAAAATAGAACAGCTTTATGTATGGACGACTGGTGATGAAAAACAAAGAGAGAAAGTATTCTTTGGCAGAGGTCCAGTGGTAGGAACATTTGCAGGTCCATTTATTAATGATATGATAACATTAGGCAGCTTGACTGGTTTAGTTAAGTTGGATCAAAATAATTGGTTGACATATCTAGCAGGGTATAGAAGAAAAGCAGAAGAATCTAAAGATCAAAAGATGCAGGATGCTGTATCATTGCTCAATCTTCAATTGTCAAAAATGTTGTTTAGATCTATACCTAAGTGGAGAGATGGTACTGGATTTTTAACTATTCTAAATCAAGACTACTTATACTTGTATAACAGCGCAGAAATAGGAAAACAAAGAGAGAATTTATTAACTTATCCTCAAAAGTATGGTCCCAAAATGCTTAAATCTTATTTTACTCCAACAAAAGATAAAAAAAGAGAAGCAGAAAGAATGAAAAGTATGTGGAGAGCTCCTTCAAAAAGACAGAGATCTACAGATATAAATGAACTACTACAAAGCTTAGCTCTCTTGCAGGAAGGGGGTTAATCCTTCCCACAAGCCTAGGAGTAGAGCTAATTTCCATTTAGTTTTTCTTTTTTTCTAGCTACTGAGATTAGAAAATAATTTGTAAACTCAGCTATATCTGTTATCATTTTTTCCATATATACGAAGTTTGGACTATTAATGTCCATATTATCTATAATAGATTTAGTTTTTGGAGTTAACTTAAATTTTCCAGATAATTCTTCTGAAACTTTAATAGCTGTTTTTATGTTCATTTGTTCTCCTGTGTATTTATCAATTTTAACCAATCTTCAAACCTTAGTATAATTAAGATTTCTCCACGATCTTGTTTGCATACAACTGCATCAACATGCTCAGTGGGTTGTAAAAAGGAAGCAATACTCTT